AATGCCGGGCGGTTTAGGCCCTTGTGGGCCAGGAGCACTACCCCCTTGTCCCTGTTGTCCCTGTAATGCACCCGCCTCACCCAACAATCGAGCAAAAATCATAGCCTCTTCTGGATTATTAGTGAATTCTTCTTCATCCAGATCGAACATCTTGGCAACTTCTTTAAGCACGTTATGGAGTTTAGTAAACGGAGCTAAGATTGGATTGGAAGCAATCTGTAAGAATTGAATGAGACGTTGGCTCATAACCTCCTTACGCATGACACTTTCTGTACCAAGAGCTTTCACTTCTAAATCACCTTGGATATCAGAATCAGTAGAAAACTGCATGTTCCAGAAGAACATAGCCTCACCAAGAGGTTTCAACAAATAGTCATCGACGTTCTTAATCACTGTTTTAATATTGAGAGCAGCGGCACCCATCAACATGGACATGCCAGAAGCAGTACGAGTAGTGGATTGCACACCTGTCTGTCCATGTGAGTAAGACGGAAGTCCTGTTGCCTCATCAGCAATTTGGCGGAACCTGTCGAACATTTCCATATTCTCACGAGTGGTGTTGGGGAACTTCAAGCCGTAAACAGCTTGTCCACTCTGTCCAGCCTGACGCCTAAACACTTTACCAGGGTACATTTCAAACGGTTGTCCCGGTACAAGAGCAGTTTCATCAATGTCAAAAACTAAGTTGCCTGATATTGCCAAATTATCTATAGCCATACGAGCGTGGCCATTCATCATAATTGTGGAGTCAGCCATGTTCTCAGGCACACCCACACCCCAGAAGTCATGAGGATTGTCCTCATAAGGGAAAGCATTGTAGGGGATGCGGTCTGGTTCAAACGGATTGATTACAAATCTCAGCACGTTCTCACCACAAGTCCAAACATTGACTTGCATCTCATCAAGAGCTGTGAGATCACCTAACCCGTATTCGTAGTCAGCACCAATATTAATAAGGAACTCAGTATCAATAACACCCCAAAACTCGAAGCACTCATAACGATTAGTTTGGAATGTTTGATTAGTCGATTCTCGAAGGCTGTCTTCAAATCCACGTTTTTCATAATTAGGTCCACGCGCAATAGCGGTTCTTAACTCGTCCTCGTTGAAGTAGGGGCGATTAACAAGGTCACGCATCTGTGATTTAGTGAGCTTATGACGTTGAATTACATATTCAGCATCGTCAATTGTGGTAGCATTGGGGTCAGGGTAGAAGTCCCACACAGACACCCACGCTAATTGAGGCACAGTCTTGATGATGGGGTTGTAAGCTCTGCCAATAGCCTTCTCATCATCAGGATCAGAGGACTCAATATCCCAACGATGGATGTTCTTCTTGTAGGAGAACGGACCTTTAACAATCCCTGTCCCATACAAAGCAGACTCAAACAAAGCAGAGCGTAGCTCTCTTGAAGCCTTTGTGCCAGTTAACTGATCATGGATTTTCTTTTCCATGTTCTGGGCAACCATGGCAGCAGGAGAGATTGTAGGTTCTTTGGGGGAGTGTCCCTTCCCAGGAAGGAAGTCAAGCTTCCCAAATTTGGATTGGAGTCCACCCAATACTCTACTAAGTCTTCCACCAGCATTCTCATCACCATCACCCGCATACCCAACATCAAGATCAGGGGGAATTAAATCTTCATCTTGGGGCTGATTCTCTTTAGCAGGATCAGGTAAATGGGCTTTATCAGCAATACCCATCGGTTCATCAGTTGCCTGAATACCAATCGGGAACTTGCTACCAGAGAAAATAACTTCAATAAGCTGACCATAAGCAGCCAGCGTTTTTGTTTTCGCAATCTTGATAAATACTCGTGACTTCTCACTAGTACGGAACCGAGTTTCAGGATCGTAGATACCACGATAATCTCGATAAGCCCGCAGATGTCTAATCTCAGCAGACTGCTTACCTTGTTCTGCTTCAAAAAATTTCTCTTCAATGTAACCAGCCAAGCCAGGAGCTTCTTTAGTCACCTCACTTGAAGGACCGACATCATTGGGAGTTTCAGGATAATCCGTCATTTAAACTACTCGTGTTGGCTTAGTATTTACCAGATTTGCCGTGGTTCTTCAACAGACCCATGTCCGCATCAGTAGTGAAGTTCGCACTCGCGTACTTCTTCGAAAGCTTGGTATGCATCATATCACCCTTCTTACCAGCATCGACCTTAAGGACGGTGATGGAACCGGGTTCCAGACCCTGCTTCTCTGCACCACTTCGAGTGCGACGAGCAGACATGTCTTTATTAAATGTACCAGCCTTCCGGTTTTCAAAACCAAAATCCATAGGCATTTAACTCTTCCTTTTCTTCAGTGTGGCACGATTAGTCTTCTTAGTATATTTGTAAGAGGACCGAGGTTTTCCTGATCTCTTTGACGCACGATCTTTTGCCCGTGCAGCAGGAGTCATTTTACCTCTGCGTTTTCCTTTCGGAGTTGCTTTTCTCGTACCCGTTTTTAAATTGCCAGACTTTTGTAACGCTTTTGTTGCAATTGCATATGCAGCTTGTCGAGATTTACCTTTTGCCATTAACTGGCTTACTAACCTATCTAAGATTGCTGGCATATCTTAATATCCAAATATACCGTCAGCGGGACGATACTCTTCTGCTTGTGCTCTGTAGGACATTTCTGTTGGGTGCATTGTGCGTCGATTGTGACGGCTCGTTACACCATAACGGAGAGTGTCGTACAAATGATCTTCAGCAAACTTAGTATCTACGTCTTCTGGTTTGTTTGGATCAAGAGGTAGTATAGGCATTGTCCGAACAAGATTACGACAATTGTTATGGATAACCATACTCGGACCATCAAATTCCATGTTGTGGGCAAGGACACGATGTATTTCGACCTTACCATTTATTCTGCTCCCTGGCCCCTTATCAGCTTTCTGCCACTTTACCCCGTTTTGTATCATCAACTCGGCAATAGAAGGACCAACTTGTCCTCGATTTGCCCAACACTCATTGTCAAGTGGTCCTGTAAGAGGTCTTGGTTCGTCAGCTTCCATAGCTAAAATACGATCTGCTAACTGCTCCGCATTTAATCCTTTTTCGTATAGTTCCCTATAAACATGAAGTCTCCCCTCAAAGTCTACAGCAAACCAAAGCACTCCCGACCAAGCAACGTAACCATAGTCACAAGCTCTAAAGCGCGCCCACTGATGGGGGATCGGGAAACTTTTAACCACATGAACTTGTGTGTTGAATTCAGGGAAGGCTGAATCTTCGGAAACATTCCAATCTCCTTCTAAGAGGCGCCTTCTTTCAACTTCAGGAAGGGATGCGAGGTTAGCCAAATAATCTGGAGACTGCATCAGTGAAGGATTGTCCGTCAGTTTCGCCGGTATGAACCTTCTCTTAAACAGAGGTTGTCCACGCCATTCTGCAGGAACTGATTCTACATCAGGATAGCGAAGAACTTTACCTGTCTCCATATCTGTTGCCCAAAAGGCATCATTCCAATCCGCAGGGTCAACAAACATCTTTTTAATCCACCAACCACCTAAACCACCAGGGTTGGCTGTAGCTCTCATATAAGGCGTAATACTCAGATCAGTCCTACGAAGACGAGAGCGAAGATAATTCCATACAAAAGGAGTTCCATAGTGTCCTAACTCATCTACCCCAATCCATGTGAAAGCCTGTCCCTGGAAACGATACACATCATGATCATTGTCTACAAAACTAAACTGAAGTGTAGCTCCCGAAGGAAACATCCATCTCTGCTTTTGCTCTTGAAACTTGGCACCCGGAAAAGCCTTGGGATAAAGAATCCGGGAGTTGTCAATAAGCTCTAATAGTTCTGGCATGGACTTTCTGAGGAGAAGTGCCTTATGGGCTTGTAAGTGGGCGTTTCTTAAGGGGTCTGCCAGCATAGCATAAGATTTTCCTCCACCAGCAGCCCCACCATAAAGCACTTCAAGCTCAGACGAGGATAAGAATTCTGTTTGCGGGCCAGGATGAGCCTGGAAAATAATCTCAGATTCAATAGCAGCTTGTGAGGCTTGAGGAGACTGCTTAATAACTGTATCAGTTACAACAGTCCCATCTTTAACCGTGTTCTTGCCTTCTAGGTTACGTGCGAGAATTGCTGCGGCTTCAGCCTTCTTTTTTGCTTTAGACTTAATAGCATTGGCTTTTGCTTTTAGTTTCTTGGCTTCTTTTTGAGCTGAAGCCGCAGTGTTCTCCGCACGTTTCGCAGCGCGACGAGCAGCCATCACAGCTTTTTGTTTTGCGCTAAAATGGTAGCTGCGTTGTTTCTTCTTTTTTGGCTGCTCGTCAGTCATTAGTTACTCTTAGCTTACAGCAGCACTAAACGGTGTTGCTTCTGTACCACTGGAAGTAGTACGACCTTCAACTGCCCATTGATCAGTAGCAATGTCAATCAAAGTAACTGTGTCACCAATTGAAACGCCACCAGTTGTGGTAGCATTCATTGTAATTGTATCGGAATCAGCAGCTGTTTCCCAACCAACAACAGTGTCGCCACCGTCAGCCAGAGAGGTAATACTACCGTCCATTGTGTCATTACCCACAACAGCGATAACATAATTCGACGTATTCACAACACTCACAATAAACTTAAATACCGCTCCACTACCAGTGGCAGCAGGAAGAGTAGCAGTGAGAGAGGCATTACCACCAACCTCACCAAGCAAGATAAGCTTCTTGTCATGCGCCAATTCAGTAATAGCGGTGTCACCAGTTAAAGTCACAACACGAGTAGATGTGTCAGTTGCACGATTAATCTCAGCAACAGTAGCGAGAACACCATCCATAAGATTAAGTTCTGCATGAGTAGCAGTCAGTGTAGTTCCAGCAGAGTCGATCACCATTACAACTCGCTGGTCTTCTTTAGCAGTAGGTCCATGTAAAGACATAGAAACCCTCCTTAAAATAAACCGAGTTTTTTTAATGTAAGAGTAAACAACCCTGCAGAGATACCACTCACGACACCTACTGCGCCCTTGATCCGGGACAATGTAGTTTCTGTTACTCTAAGCCTTGTGTCAAAATCGCGTTTGAATAATTTGACATCTTCTTTAACTTCTTTTATATCCCCATGGATACTTGTAGTGGAAGCAGTTAACTCTCCCAAAGTCTTCATTATCTCACCATGTTGGTCTGGCATTAATATTCTCTTTTCAGCAACTTACTAACACCCGTGGGGGTCATGGTTCGCCCTGTGTGTGCCTGAATATAAGTAACAAGCTGTCGTAGACTCTGAGTCTTACGAAGCTTCTTGAGGTCTTCAATTACAGTTTGCTCAGGCTCATATTCAACAAGCACATGTTCGTTTTTAGGGTGGAGTGCCCAGCCAAAAGGAATAGTGCTACTACTCCGTTTCCGCATATTAGTCATGAAACAGTAGGCCAACCATTGATAGGAGGCCATCCTAGATATGGACCTGTTCCACCACCACCAAAAGGAGAGTATTTTCTATTCATCGGGTTTTAAATCCTTAGCAGGGAGAATGAACACTCCCTTGACAGATTCCACCTCTAACCTGATACGGTCTTGTTTCCCAAGACCAATTCGATCTAGAACATCTTTCGCTGCTTCTAAGCGCAGCTTCCCCTCTGGTTTCTTTCCATCTGCATCCATTGTATCAACGACAGTTGTTCCTGCCTTGATCGCATGTGCATAAAGCATCCCCTCAACACGATCTAAAATGTAATCCTTGTATTTCTTCGCAAGCTGATAGGCGTATGAGTGTGCATACCCAACATCTTTAGCTGCAGTTGACACACTCCCTGTCTCAATCAACATGTCAAAAAATGCAATCTGCTTGTCATTCTCTGGCTGTTTAATTTCCATTATTTCTTCTTACCTCGTCCTAGCCTCTTAGCAACAGTGGCGCGTGCTGCCTCAGCGGCTTTTGGTGTTTTACGCTTTTTAACCATTACGCTTTTCTCTTTCTAGTCGTCTTGCGTTTTCTTGTTGTAGTCTTTTTTCTACCCGCTGTTTTTGTACGTGAGAAGGAACGGTTCTTTGACTTATGTTGCGCCTTGACGTTTTTAGACTTGTAGTTATTATCTGTATGCGAGGCGTCCCTAGGATCACCAACCTTCAACCCCAACCTCTTACGAGCTTTGTTATTGGCAGTACGCTGTTTCTTCCGTTTGGCACTGCTATGATATCGATCATACTCTTTACGATAATTCCTACCAGTTGCTTTAGTGGTGCCTTTCTTACGTCGAGCACCTTTCTTCAATTTTTTACCCACGTAACGCACCCCACTCTGCAAACGAGATACCCACACCCCCAGCAGAGGTGGTAGTCTCACTTACATCAGGAAGCCAGAAAATAGCAGGATCACCTGTAATCTTCATCACCAAGCGGATAAACTCCGCACGAGTCATAAAATCCGTTACAGGGCGATTGAGTATTAATGCTTCATTTGCAGCAGACATCTCATTTTTTTTTCAATTTACTTTCAGCTTTACTCCCTTTAGAAGCATATAACTTACCATTCCATGGAAAAGGAGTGGTTCTCCCTTTTGAATCGTTGTATGCTTGTCTAAAGCTTTTCGCTGATGCGCCCTTATATGTGTGATATCCAGACTTACGTTTTTTTATAATATCACTTGCAGGAGCCTTGTATTTTTTAGTAGTCACCTTGGGTTTGCGAACAGGTGTAGGTTTTTTAGGAGTTGTATCCTTAGACGAGTTAATAGCCTTCCTTATTGACGATACAAAGGTATCTTTCTTTGTGGCTCTAGGTTGAACTGGAGTGTTTTTAAACTTCTTTGTGGCTCTAGGTTGAACTGGAGTGTTTTTAAACTTCTTTGTGGCTCTAGGTTGAACTGGAGTGTTTTTAAACTTC